AATTCCACGACGTACCGGTTGAACCAATACTGGATTCCATGCGGGCCCGTTAACGTCAAGGCGTTGTTCGGTTCAGATTGGTCAGACGACTGGGACTACATCGAGTTAATTCCAAGGGCGTACAACAACGCTCAGGTCGGAGCCAAGTATGTCATCCGAAAGGACTGCCGACCCATCAAACACCAGCCCGTCCAACTCGCATGGACCAATAGCGTCGGAGGGTGGGACGGCTTGCGGTTTGATGCACGCGCACCCAAGACCATCACCAAGAACGAGAAGCGGTTCCGCAAGGACCCGGTCACTTGGCAAAGCACTTCCCCAACTTGGAACACTTGGGACCGTGAAAACACGACCTTCCACAACGAGGGCAAGATTCGTTTCACCTTGACCCACGACCAATTCAGCGCGGAGGAGCGTGCGCTCTTGGAATTTTGCATGAGGTCGCGCCTTGTGTACTACCGATACGGCACCGACGCTTGGGCGCCATGCGTAGTTGACACCAACTCCCTCGTCATTGAACCGGCGGGGTCTAAAATGTACCGGGTATCGCTTGCGATTGAAGACGCAAACCCAGTCCGATGCTGAGGCTCAACGTTTCCGACGTTGACCTCGACCTCTACCAAGACGAGGCGGTCAACCTCACGGTCCAATTCTCCGACCTTGAGGGCATCAACAGCCCGGTCGGTTCGTTCTCGCAGACCTTCAGGGTGCCGGGGACGCAAAAGAACATGGACCTCTTTGGGCCTATCAACATGGTGGATCCAGGAAGCGTCAACCTCAAGACCAAGAAAGCGGCCGAGCTTTTTTCGGGTTCGGTGTCGATCCTTCGGGGGTTTGTTCAGGTCAAAGCCGTCTACCTTCAAAAGAAAGAATACGCCGACATCGAGCTCGTGTTTTTTGCGGGTGCGGTGGACCTCAAGACGGCCATTGGTGACGGCATGCTGACTGACCTCGACTTGAGCGCTGACGACCACGACCTCACGTACGCAAATGTCACCGGGTCATGGACCGGTTCTGGTGTGGGGCCAGAAATAACCTACGGCCTAATCGACAAGGGTGACAACTGGGATTTTGACACGGGCCAAATTCCTTGGACACTAAGCAACGGCCTGTATTTAGGGCAACTCACGCCGATGTTTCAGGCCAAGTACGTGTTCGATAAAATTATGACGGGGGCCGGCTACACTTACGACTCGACGTTCCTTGAGGGCACCGGCTCGGAGTCCTTTGAAAAAATATACCTTCCCGGGCTAAACGGCTCGTCGGCACCTATCACAACCGACAACGACCAACCCAACGCACGAGCAGGATTGGATGCTGACTTCACAGGCTCGACGCTTACGACCTTGGACCTTGTAGACAACGCCACAGGGGCAATTGACGACGGATCGAACTGGAACAACACGACGCACAAATACACGGCCCCCTATACGGGAAAGTTTGCTTTGAGGTTGACCTATTCCTACGACCAAGGGTCACACACTAACCACGTCACAATACAAGTGGTCAAGAACGCCTCGACCGTTTTGTTCTCTGCTGACAGTGGCCCGTCTACGGCACAAAACAGGCTAAAGGCATTTCTTTTTGACTTAGAAGAAAACGACACCATCGAGGTCAAGGGGAGGGCTCATGCGGCTGGCGTTTCAATCAAAGGCAACGATTCGACTATCTCCGGGATTCGCACCTCTTTGGAAATTATAGGTGGGTTTCCGTTCTCGGGCTTTGAGGTTGACGTCGCCGCCAATATGCCCGAGCTCAAACAAATCGACTTTGTCACGGGCTTGCAGAAAATGTTTAACCTCGTGTTTGTGCCGGACAAGAACAGGGAAAAACACCTGCTCATTGAGCCGTATGTAGACTACATGGCCGCCGGGACGGACAAGGCGTGGAACGACCTCATTGACTACGGCCACGACATCACCCTCAAGCCTACGACAGACCTTCAGGCTAAACAATACGAGTGGACGCACAAGGCTGGGCGCGACTTTTTGAGCCAAAGCGTCGACAACAGCTTGGACCGCGTGTATGGAAACTACCGAGTGACCGACGCCGACAACGACTTCGCCGCAGGCGAGAAAAAGGTCGAGACTCCTTTCGCGCCATACATCACGAGCCTAATACCGGGTAGCGACTTTCCCATTCACCGTAGCCTAAAACAAGACGGAACCGGCATTGACAACCCGTTGCCGATGCTGGCCTACTACCACGGGCTTGTGAACGAGTTCGGGACATGGTATCTACGCAACGACAACGGAATCGAAACGGCTCTCACCACGTTCCCGAGCTTTAGCAACTACTCGAATGACCTGCCCGAGCTGACGTCGTTAGACCTCAACTACGGCATGGAAGCCCCTTTCATCACGGTGGAATGTAACCCTCGGGACACGCTATTCATCAAGTATTGGTCGCAATACGTGACCGAATTATACAGCGAGGAAGCCCGCCTCATGACGCTACACCTCAAGCTCGACCGCGTAGAGTTGGCCGGCTTTGAGTTCAGCGACAAAATTTGGATGCGTGGGGCGCGGTGGCGCGTGCTCAACATGACGTACGACGCGAACGTGGAGGGCTTAGTTCAGGTCGAGTGTATAAAGGTGCTATCCGACGTTGCTTTTTGCGCTGACGAACCGACGTTTTTGCGGGTCAGTCAAAACGAGATTCTGTTTAACGGCTCGTCTGCCTTGGACCCCGACTACGGTTCACAAGCGTGCTGTGAGGCATACGGCTACCAGTGGGTCGTTGACAAAGTCAGCGGCAACCGTTGCCGGCCTCGACTTGTAACCCAACAACCAACCACGTAAGCAAATGGAGAACCCGCGTCATATCAATGAAGCCATCGACTTGCTCGTGGCAACCAAGGCACGGAAGCCCTCCATGTGGTGGGTGAAATCGTTTGACGCCGTGCTGGCCGTTGCTTACCTCGGGGCGTTTGTGTGGCTCATCTACAAAATGGTGGCATGGCTAACGTAACAAAGCAACAAATCATCCTTGAGTTTGACACGGACACGAGCCAAGTCAGCAAGGAAATTGAACAACTTGACGACAACATTGTCGTCGCGTCGGGTGATGCCAACCTTTTGGCGGCCAAGCTGAATGCGATCGCCGGTTTCAACCTGCAAAACGGCATCTCAGGTATTAAGAAGTTCATCAAGGGGCTGAAGCTGACCCGCGCGGCTGTCATCGGCACGGGTATTGGTGCGCTTGTCATCGCGGTCGTGGAGCTTGTGAGGCAATTTGGTAAGACCGAGGAGGGTGCCCGCGCCTTGAAGCGTGCCTTTGCGCCTGTTCAGGCCGTCATCGACGTCCTATTGCAACGAGTGTCCGCGTTGGGCGGGGCCATCTTCTACCTCTTTTCGGGTGAATGGGAAAAAGCGGCCGAGAGCTTGAACCGCGCGTTGTCAAACAACAACGACGAATATTCAAAACAGGTCAAACTGTACGACGAACTCATCGAGCGAGAGTTTGCGCTTGAGGACGCCCGCATCAAACAAACGGTGGCAACGGCTAAAACACGGGCCGAAATCAAAGAGCTCAACCTCGTAGCTGAGGACACCACCCGGACCATCGAGGAACGGGGGGCCGCCGCCGAGCGTGCCGGTGAATTGGAGCGTGCTTTGTTTGAGGAGCGCAAGCGACAAGCCGAGGAGGAGCTTGCCATCTTCCGACTACGCACAAAGAACACGCGCAGTGGCACCGAAGCCCGCCAAGAGGAAGCCGAACTCGAGGCTCGTGTATTTGAGTTGACACAAGAGTCGCTCGAACTGCAAACCACCCTCAATAACAAGCTCAACACCATCCGCGCCGAGGGGCTACGCATACAGCAAGAGGAGTACGCGCTACAACTGGAACGCCTTGAGAAGACCAACGAAGCCCTCCAAGCCGAGGTGGTTTTAGTCGATGAAGTCAACAACCAGCAGGAACGCGGTTTGATGATGCGCAAGGACGCGGAGACGGTTGCCACGGGCATCGTCATCAGCGAGGCCGAAAAGCGCAAGAAAGCACGCCGCGACGAGTTTGACAACACCGTCGACTTACTGGAAGACGAGGGCGTCGTTCGTTTGCAGTTGGCACAAGCCAGTTTCGCGGCCCTAAGCGCACTCAACCAAGCGTTCTCAGGTGAAGGTGAGCAGGAAGCGCGCAAGGCGTTTAAACGCAACAAGGCGCTCTCCCTTGCTACGGCCATCGCACAAACGGCACAAGGTATCATCACACAGCTCGCTTCGCCGAAAGACGTGGTCACAGGTAGCAACTTTCTCAAGGCCGCCATCGTTGCGGCTACGGGCGCGGCTCAAGTGGCAAATATCTCGAAAACCAAGTTTGAGTCGGGTGGGCAAGGCGGCCTCTCAACAACCATACCAAGACCCGGCGAAACGGCGGGCGCCTTTGGGGGTACCCCACAACTCGACCTCGGGTTCTTGGGTGGTGGAGCAGGGCAAGACGGCCCAATTCAGGCGTATGTCATCGCGCAAAACGTGAGCAACGCACAACAAGCAAACCAACAGGTCCAAGACCAAGCAACACTCGGAGGATGAAAATAGTTGAATTGATAATCGACGAAGAGGCCGAGGTGTTCGGCATTGAGGCTATCTCGCTCGTGGACCGTCCAGCCATCGAGCTCGACTTTGTGGCCTTGAAAGACCAAAAGGTGCAATTTGCCGAAGTCGACAACGACAAGCGGATCCTCATGGGGCCGGCCCTTGTCCCTGACAAGCCAATCTATCGTCAGAACGCTGAGGGTGAGTTCTACGTCTACTTCGCTAAGTCAACGGTCCGACGTGCGGCCGAGCTTTACTTGCAACAGGGACGACAAACGGCACACACCTTGGAACACGAACACGCTATCAACGGCCTGACTGTCGTCGAATCTTGGCTAGTAGAAGACAAGGACAAGGACAAGTCGGCATTGTACGACCTTGACGTGCCGGTCGGTACATGGATGGTGGCCGTGAAAGTGGACAACGAAGCCATTTGGCAGGAATGGGTAAAGGAGGGAAAGGTTAAGGGGTTCTCAATCGAGGGCTACTTCGCCGACAAGATGCAAAAGGACGAGGAAGAAACCGAAATGGGCTACGACGTGGTCGACGCGGTGCTCAACGCCTTAGAGCTTGAGACGTTTTCCGACTACCCGGACGCGGTGGTGAACAACGCCAAGCGCGGCATCGAACTGAACGAGCGTGAGGGCAACAAGTGCGCCACACAGACGGGCAAGGTGCGCGCTCAACAGCTCGCGCAACGCAAAGCACTCAGCCGGGAAACCATTCGACGTATGGCCTCGTACTTGGCTCGTGCCGAAGTGTACTATGACAACGGCGATCCGAGCGACTGCGGCTACATCTCGTACCTGTTGTGGGGTGGTAAAGCCGGCAAGCGGTGGGCCGATTCAAAGGTGCGGGAGTTTGAAAACTTGTCCGAGCTTGAGAAGGTCGCCGTACAAATCATGGCCGAAAACGAAAAAAAATCAAGGGAGGCGTAAGCATTGCCCCCTTCAAATCGTCTAATACAAAACGCACACCCATGAACATCCAACAACGCGTGCAAGACATCCTCAACAAATTTGACGTCAACTTGACAGTCAGCGAGGAGAAAGGCACGGAACTCGCCGAGGTGACCCTTGAAAACGGCACCGTCGTTTACACCGACGACGAATTTGCCGTTGGCGCTGAAGCCTACATCATCAACGACGAGGGCGAACGTATCTCTGTGCCCGCTGGCGACTACGAACTGGCCGACGGCCGTTTGATGGTGGTTGCTGAGGGCGGCGCCATTGAAGAAATCAAGGCCGCTGAGGAGCCGGAAGCTGAGGAAGCCAACGAAGATCGCGTCGAGCAAAGCGCCGACGAGCCCGAAGCCACCGAGGAAGATGCCGAGGAGGAACTCGAAATTGAGGTCGAAATTGAAATGGAAGACGAAGACGAGAAAAAGCCGTCATACGTCACCCGCGCCGAGGTGGAGGACATGATTAAGTCCGCGTTTGAAGCCCTCAAAGAGGAAGACAAGGAAGATATGTCTGACGTCAACCCTGAGGCACCCAAAGAAGAACCCAAAGCGGAAGAAGCCCCCGAGGCCGACCCCGTTGCTGAGGAACTGGCCGCCGTAAAGGCCGAGCTTTCAGACATGAAAGACGAAGCCGTTCCCATGCTCAAGCACGCCACCCCAACGGCGACACCTGAGCACCTTGATTTGTCGAAACTTTCACTTACGGAGCGCGTTGCCGCCCTCCACTCTAAATTCTCTCAGAAATGAGCCAATACAAATTCGCCAACGCGTCTATCGCCGTTGGTACCTACGCAGGTGAGGCGGCCCGTCCATACGTGGCGGCGGCTATCCTGTCCGCAGACACAATCGCGAACAACTACGTGAGCGTGTTGCAAAATGTCCACAGCAAAGCCGTCCTCCGGAAGTTCTCCGGCGCCGCCATTCAGGCGAACGACGATTGTTCTTTCTCTACTGCCGCCGGCCAATTGACCCTCGGGGAAGCCATCTTGGCAACAAGCCCGCTGAAGGTCAACGAGCAGGTGTGTAACGAAGACCTTCGCGCCACTTGGGAGGGTATGCAAATGTCCGGCCAAAATAGCGCCGCACCCGCTGACTTCACAACCTACGTCGCCCAATACGTGGCCGCCAAGGTTGCTGAAAACGTCGAAATCAACTTGTGGGGTGGTAACTACGACCCTACCGATGGAGGCAACACAGGCGCTGGACGCTTGGGTACTGCCTTTGACGGGTTGTGCCACCAACTCGTGGACGCGACACCCGGTTACGAAAAAACCGCCGCCGGCGCTTTCACCGCTGACAACGCGGCTGTGACTGGTATCTTGAGCAAGTTGGACGACATCGTTGACAACGCGCCAAGCGAGGTGCAGGGTGACAGCAACGCCGTCATCTACATGAGCAAGAAGTCATTGTTCTTGTTGCAACGCGCCATGTCCGGTTTGGTCGATCGCGTCGTGCCCGGCGAAGGTTCTGCGGCGGCGTTCTCGCCAACTTTCTTGGGCGACGCTCGTCCATTGACCTACCTCGGCTTCCCAATCGTATGCCCCGCAGGTATGGCAAACGACACCATCATCTTCTGCAACCCCAATCAGTTGTACTTCGGTACCGACTTGTTGACCGACCACGTGAACGCGAGCATCTTGAACCTCCGCGACGTGACAGGTGACGACGTAACTCGCGTCATCATGCAGTTCAGCGGTGGAACGCAAATCGTGGACGCTGGATCCATCGCCATCTCTCGCCGTAGCTCGTAACATTAACCCGAAGAACGCGGGGGAGCGACTTGGCTCCCCTGCATCTTCCTAACCTCTGAAATCATGGCTTGTAGCCTTACAATTACAGGACGGTCATTACCTTGCCGCGACGCCCTCGGAGGTGTGAAAAAGGTTTGGTTTGGGGCGGCATTATTCACCGAAGGGATTTGGACCGCAGTAGGTGCAACGACACCCGGTGAAATTGACAACTCTACCGCCGGGGTAGCGTTGCAGGACTTCGTGAGCCCTAAGAACACGTCAAGCCTCACGCAAACCGTCAACGCATCGGTCGAGAACGGGACTGTCTTCTACTCGCAGGTGCTTTCATTGGTTTGCAACAAGCCGGTGGCCGCTGACATTGTAGAGATTCAAAACCTCGCCAAGGGCCGCCTCATCATCGTCGTGCAAGACCTCAATGACAACTACTTTGTCATGGGTCACACGCGCGGCTCTGAATTGACCGGAGGAAGCCTTGCAACGGGAACAGCCATCGGCGACCTCAACGGGTTCACTTTGGAGTTCACAGCGGAGGAGGGCATCCCGGCTCCTTTCTTGGATAAGGCAAGCGCCGAAGCCGGAAGCGTCACCTTCAACGTGACACCGTAATAAACACCGGGCCAAAAAGCCTTGGGACCGTTTATAGTTACAAAAGGAGGGGGAGGGCGTTGGCTCTCCCCTTTTTTGATACCATGATACACCTAACACCAAACGCCGCCGCCAACGTTGTGAGCCTTTCGCCCTACCAAGCGCGAAAGTACCTTGCCACGTTTTCGCACTACCTCATCGTCTTGACCAACGAAGCCACCGAAGCGACACACGCGGCGGTTCTGGCGCCATCAGTCGACAACGCGAGGGAGACCAAGTTCGACCTTCCTACGGATGCGGATGCGGCCGGTGAGGTTCTTATCACCCAATCCGGCCTCTACACTTACACGGTGTACGGCCAAAACAGCTCATCCAACACCGACCCGACAAACGGCGCGGTGGTTGGCATTTGCGAAACGGGATCCGCCCGCGTGACAGCCTCGGCCGCATGGAGTACCCCGGCCATTTCGATACCTGACAACGTCGTATATTACGAGTGACATGGATTTACTACAACTCAAAGAATACCAGGCCAAGAGCTACGCGGAAACTTCAAGCCGTGAAGGGTGGATGAACTACGGGGACGACAATATGTTCCCGCAGTACCTCATCGACCTTTATCACTCAAGCGCCACACACAACGCCCTTTGCACGTCCATCGCTTACATGATATTTGGCGACGGTGTGCAAGCCGACACCCTTGAGGCACGGTTGAAGTTGGAGGAGTGGGGCTTGGACGACGAGATACGCAAGGCGTGCCTCGACCTAAAAATCCAAGGCGGCTTCGCGTTGGAAATCGCCTACAACCTCGGGCGCACCTCCATCAAAAAGGTGAAGCACTGCCCGTTTGAGCGCATTAGGTCAGCCGAAGTCAATAACGACGAGAAAGTCGAGTTCTACTACTACTCAGAGGACTGGAGCAACAAGCAAATTGAGCCAGTCAAGGTGCGGTGCTTTAACCCTGAAGACAAGAACGACTACCCTCACCAAATTTTGTACGTGAAGCCGTTCTCACCGGGATCGTATTACTATCCCAAGCCTGACTACGTTGGATCCATCAACTACATCGAGTTGGACAAGGAGATTGGCACGTACCACATTAACAACATCAAGAACGGCCTCGCACCTTCGTTCACCATCCATTTTAAGAATGGGGTGCCATCACAGGAGGAGCGCCACAAAATCCGCAACGACATCGAACGGCAACTTGCAGGGGCTACCAACGCCGGCAAGTTCCTCGTCACGTACTCAGACCAACCCGACAGGAAGCCCGACTTTGAGCCGTTCCCGTTGAGCGATGCGGACAAGCAATACCAATTCCTCTCGACCGAGGTGTCGGACAAAATCATGGTGGGCCACCGCGTGGTGTCTTCGGCCATGTTTGGCGTGAAGACGGCGGGCCAACTGGGCAACACCCAAGAGCTTGAAATCGCGTCGGAGTTGTTCGACAAGCAAGTCGTCAAGCCATACCAACGGATCTTGACAGCAGCTATTGAAAGCGTCCTTGAGGCGGCTGACACACCGGCCAAGGTTATGGTCGAAGTGGTCGAGACGGACGCGGAGATTGTCGAGGACCCAGACGCCAACACCGAGTTGAGCGCGGACGCCTTAAACCTTGCGTGCGACTACCTCGTCGAGATGGGTGAGGAGGAGAGCGACGAATGGGAGTTGATTGACGCCCGCCGCGTGGACTACGACACCGAAGCACAACAGGACGCCATGTGGACGTTCGCGACCGTTCCAAGCGGCAAGCCACAAGCCACCTCCGACCAAGACAACGCGGTTGTGAAAGTTCGCTACGCATATATGCCCAAGAAAACGGGCACCGCCGAACACAAAAGCCGGGACTTTTGTACGCGCATGGTCAACGCCGGGAACCGTATTTGGCGCAAGGAAGACATCGGGGCCGCGTCACAGCGCGCCGTGAACCCCGGATGGGGGCCAAATGGTGCCGACACGTATGACCTTTTCCTCTACAAGGGTGGCGGCTCTTGCCAGCACTTTTGGGAGCGTCGCACATACCTACGTCGCAACAACAAAAAGGTGAGCGTTAACCGCGCCCGCGCAATCATTCGGGAGGCAGGGTTGCCACCGATGGAGCAAAACGACCCCAAGGTCGCCCAGCGTCCCCGCGACATGGTCAACCGGGGATTCCTTCAACCTAAGAACTGGCAAACACCGCAATAAATGGCACTCACCGCAGAAGTTCTATTTGTCAACCCCGACTACCTCAAGCGCATTACCCAACTAAACGGGGCGGTGGAGGAGGCGGTCATGGTTCCCGCCATCATTTTGGCCCAAGACAAGTACCTCCAACAATACCTCGGGACCGACCTGTTGAACAAGCTCAAGAGCGACGTGGCCGGAAGCGGCCCCTCGGGCGTTTATGAGACCCTTCTCGACGACTACGTCCGCAAGACGACCGCGTGGTGGTCGATGGTCGAGATGTTGCCAAATTTATACGTCAAATTAGACAACGGGGGGTTGGTCATCCGCACGGCTGAGAACACCAACGCCATCGGACCGGACGACCTGCACCGCGAAATCGAGAACGCACGGCAAAACGCGCAATTCTACACGACGCGCATGGTGGAGTATCTGTGTCACAACCAAACGAGCTTTCCGGAGTACACGTCGAACACCTCGCCCGATATGTTCCCGCAAAAGACGGCGTACTTCCAAAACGGTATGACCATCTCCATCGGTCATGAAGGCATTGACCCAGACCTTGCCCGCAAGCTCTACAAATGACTCGCGAAGAAAACGAGGCGGCCTTGCGTGCATGGCTTGCCAAACAAGAGAAAGAAAAACCAAAGCCCAAATCCAAGTCATGACCTACGAAGCGTTAATAACTTTGGTGCCAACTTTAGTTGCAATAATTGGTGTTTGGGTGAACTTCAACGCAGAGGTGGCAAAATTGAAGGGCCGCGTGTACCGTTTGGAGTCAGACCAAAACGAACTCAAGGGCATGCTCAAGGAATGCGTCGAAGGCATTCAGGAACTCAAAATTTTGCTCGCCAAAAAAGGTTTTTAAATGTACAAATACTTCAAGCTCGAAGAATTCGACAGCCCGGACGAACCGGGGTCGGGTGAAATGATGGAGCCGGCAGTCATTGAAGCGTTAGAGAACGCCCGTGACCTTGCCGGTTTTCCTTTTGTGGTGACGAGTGGGGTGCGAACCATCGCACACAACCGAGCCGTCGGGGGGTCGCCCCGGTCGAGTCATCTTTTGGGCCTTGCGGTTGACCTGCGCGTTGACAACAGTCAAAGACGCTACCTCATGGTCGAGGCATTGCTTGACGCCGGATTCAATCGGCTCGGCATCGCGGAGGACTTCATCCACTGCGACATGGACGAAAACAAAATTCCCAACGTATTGTGGACATATTAAGAAAGAGCCGCACGGTTCACCACGTCGACCTTGACTTCAAAAAGCGAGGCACCGACAAGAACTTCCTTTTCATATCGGACGTTCACTACGACTCCGTCAAATGCGACCGGTCACTTTTGCACCGCCACCTTGAGGAGGCGAGACGCATTGGGGCCGGCGTCTTCATTTTTGGCGACCTGTTTGACCTCATGCAAGGTCGCTTCGATCCACGGGGCAACTACTCCGAACTCCGACCCGAATACAAGGCGTGTACCTACGTTGACGAAGTCATCCAAGACGTAGGCGAGAAGCTCGCAGAATACAAGGACGTCATCCGGTTTATATCACGCGGCAACCACGAGACCAACATTGAGAAGCGCATGATGGTGTCTCCCATCGACCGCGTGGCGCAAATCATTAACGCCGCAGGGGGCAGGGTAGAGACGGGAGGTTATGCCGGGTGGCTTGGGCTAACCTGTCACCGTGGCAAGAAAAGCGCCAAGCGTTTCCTCGTCCACTATCACCACGGGTACGGCGGCAACGCCAAACGGTCGAAGGGTGTGCTAAACAACGACCTCGACCTTGCCCAGTTCCCCGACGCCGACTTTCTTGTCAGGGGCCACGACCACAACAAGTGGTATCACCCCGTCACCGTGGACCGCATCAACCAAAAAATGAAGCTCGAACAGCGCACGCGCTACCTCATGCGCCTTGGATCGTACAAAAAACTTGGAGACCGCTTTGCAGGGTGGGCCACCGAGAAGGGATTTAACACACCAACCCTCGGTGGGTGGTGGGTGCGCCTAGTTGAAAACCGAGACGACTACCGCGTCGAAGTACGGGACGCTTCGTAGTATATTCGTGTCGGCCATCAGGTGGTCGAACCATTTGTTTTTTCAGTCGAGGAGCCTCCGGAACGCCGGGGGCTTCTTTTTGCGCAAAACATTTTTTTCGTGTTTTGTTTGCGAAAAGAAATTTGCCACCCCATATTAGTGCCGTAAGCATTAACAAAAACAAATAAGTATGGACCCTTTACAACTCGAAGAACTCTACAACCTCCTGTCGGAGTTTACCCGCGTTTCGCCTTTTGAAATGGGTAGCGACGAGGATCGCACACTCTGGGAAGCCCTCGAAATCATTAACGACCAACTGTAAGAACAAACGGGGGCCTTTTGCCCCCTTAATTTTCGAATCATGCGACCTACACCTGAAAACATCAAAGCCATCATTGCCCAACAAGGCTACGGCGGCATCAAGAAGGCCATTCGCGCAACCTACTGGGACTTGTATAAGGCTGGCTACAACCGCAAGGAAATGAAAGAAACCTTGAGCCGCGCGTTCGGAACCGAGGACGCCTTCATCCGGAACATCATCTACTTTCAGTTCAATGACTAACCCAAAACAAATGGACAAGACCCTCAAACCCAACGGCATCAGCCACACCATTATGCCGGAAGATCCGGCTAAGGATTACAACGAGTGGATCCAGCATATCACATCTAAATCCATCGAACGCGACGCGGACGAGTTCAAGAGGGAGTTGGATTGTCTGTGGCAATGCCATTGGTTCAAATCGCCTGAGGAGGCCGACCGATTTAAGGTGCAATACGACCGCATTTGGAAAAAGTTCAAGAAAGAAATTGAAAACCACGCAAAATGAGCGACAACACCTACAACGGATGGACGAACTACGCAACGTGGCGCGTCAACCTCGAAATCATTGGCGACAATGACGAATACTACAACGAAATGATTGAGGAAATGCAAGGCGACGACGACGACGACATTTTACACGCACTTAAAGAACAAGTGATTGTTTGTGTTGACGAATGTCTTGACGCTCACGACACTAATTGCCACGGCCTTGTGCGTAGCTACGCAGACGCTTTTGTGTCGAACGTGAACTATCACGAAATTGCCAAGCACTTGTTTGATGCCTACAAGATCGAACAAGCCTAATAAAACGGAAAAATGAAGGACTACTACGAAAAGAAAAGCGGCGAGACGGTCGTCAAGGACAGCCTTGAGTTGCCCTCCGTCTTCATGCCCGACAACGGGTGCCAGTTTAAGCCCGACCGCATGGAAGAAATGGGCTACACATTGTTCGTTGACACCCGCCACAAAGACCGCGACTACAACACGCGGTGGTGGTTTCGTGGCGAACACAACCGAGACCGAGTAATAAAAGGCATCAAGGCACAAGGCTTTGAGGTCGTAACTATAAACCCCTAAACAATGGCACAAGCCAAAATCTCGCGGATAGAACCCGCAAACCCCCCAACGTGGCAAGGAAGCCACGGACTGATGTACGCCTTTGACGTGGAACTTGACGACGGCGCGTCCGGAGTAGTTAACGCAAAGAGCCCCGACAAATGGCAAGTGGGCGCTGAGGTCGAATACACCTCACTCAGCACGCACCACGGCAACAAACTCAAGCTCGACAAGCCGGGGTATAACGGCCTCCCTAAGCCCTTTGCGGGCGGCGGTGGATCCAGCTCAGACAATACCAAGGGCATTATTGCTTCGTGGGCGGTCGGTGTGGCGATGCAGGTGTGCGACGTCACGGCACCGAACTACGACCAACAAGTCATGCAATACGCACGCCTCGCGCTTGAGGCCCGCCGTCAAATCAAAAACGAGGTCGAGCCGTGAGTGGTTGGCCTTTCAAGTACAGCACGGGAGAGCCCAAGGACATTGGCCTGTACCTCGCCTGCTGGATTCTCGAACATGAAGGGGAGAAGAACTGCCACTTTGCTTTGGTCGAGTACGACTTGGGATGGGACATTGGAGATTACCCCAATGCTCCGGACTACTGGATGGAAGTTACCGACCCCCGCGATGACTTAGAACAAATGAAAGAATACGAAAACGAAAAAAAATGAATAAGCACAACGCAAGATGGACCGAAACTGACGAGAAGCAAATGTTGCATCTCCACGCTCAACACAAGAGTCCTGTTGAAATGTCCAAGGTTATGGGACGAACCCCAAAGGCGATCGCCCTCCGCTTGACACAAAAACGTCTCAAGCCCTACCGAGCGCCACGAGCTTCGGCGAAATACACGAAGTACAAGAACGTTCCCCGAAAGACGGTCAAGTGGTTGTGGGGTGCGCTTGAAATCACAAAGTTCTAAGGCATGAAAGGCTACCTTCTTAAACACTTCGGGAGCTTGGACAAATGTGCCGACGAACTTGGGGTGACGGTCGTGACGGTTCGCAATTGGATTCGCACAAACCCGCGAGGCATATTGAAGCACGCGCCTGAAATCATTGCGACGAAGAACACCACGTACCTGCAGTTGCAAGGCGAGGTGATGGTGCGTCAGGAAGAAATTGAAAAAATTGAACCAACGGCGCACACATGAGCGACAGGAACCTCGCACAAGGTTGGATTGACGGAGGGGGCTACGGCTCCCTCCCACCCAACTCACACAAGAAAAGTAGCAAATACCACACCGGTCCGCAAAGCGGGTCGTATCACGGCGTCAAAACATGGGATCCTTGGAAGAAGCGGTGGTGGGTCATTCAGACGTACCCATGATGGATCGAGAATTCAAAGGCGTGTGGATCCCCGCTGAGGTATGGTTGGACACAAAGTTGACGTTGGTCGAGAAGGCATTGCTTGCTGAAATTGATTCGTTCACGGGTGCGGGCAAGAGCTTCCACAAGTCGAACGAAACAATACAAGTTGAGTATGGCATTAGCCGTCCTACAATTTCAAAGGCCATTAAAAAACTTCAGGGGTTGGGCTACATTACGGCGACGTCTGATGGTCGGGTGCGTCACCTCGTCGTTCAGGCAGACCGTAAAATTTTTACGGGCAGGGGGAAAGATAGTTTCGGGCAGACCGAAAAAACCTTTCGGGCAGAAGGAAAGAATAGTACCCCTACTAATACAGTAGAGAGAACAAGTAAAAAAACAATTAAAGGGAGTGTGGCACGCCCACAAAATTTGGATGAGGTTATTGAAGCATTCAAAGCCGTCAGCGCTGAGGAAGTAGATGCAATGCAATTTTTTGACTACTACTCGGCCAACGGTTGGACGCAAGGCAGGGGCAAACCCATCAAAGATTGGAAGGCCGCCGCGCGCGGTTGGATTCGTAGAACAGGACAATTCAAAACAAATGAACGAACTCGCAAAGGCTCAACAGCAAATGGTCCAACGGACGGCTCACTCATTGAGCAACATCTCCGTCGCCTCGCGGATGGATCCGGTGGAGGCGTGGAGTAAGGGCGTCAACGTCCAAGCCGCCTACAACAACCCACAAACCCAAGCGGCGGTCGAAGCCGCCCTCATCGCTATGGTAGCGAAGACGCTCCGGTACTTGGACTACTCCCGCACGATTACAGCGGACCAAGACATTATAGACGCGGTCGAACATTTGCGGCTTGAGTTTCCGGCAATGAAGCTTGAAGAATGGGCCATCATCTTTCACCGTCTGAAGACGGGGGAGTACCGCCCCGGCTATGAGCGTTTGAAACTTCCTGAACTTGTGTCTATATTTCAGCAGTACGAAGGCGAACGCGCCGAGCGTCGTGAGGCCAACTGGGGCGAGCTAAAAAAAGCAACCCCCAACAACCTTGACGACGAACAGGTCAAAGCCTTGTACGACCAATACGCACAACAACGCCGTGAAGCGAAAGAAGCCGCTGCAAAGGAAACCGAAATCGACCGCGTCCAAACAGACGAACGCGGCAGGTGGAAGCACATCCCGTACCCGAACACGAAAGACCACGAACCCGAGGGGGGCAATGGTCAAAAAAGTTGATGCGGTTTTCTCGCAATACGTGCGGCTCCGTGCCACGGACGAAAGCGGTCACGGAAATTGTTACACGTGTAATTCACGTCGGCATTGGTCGGAAGTTGATGCAGGGCACTTTATGTCTCGGGCTTGTATGTCTACCCGGTGGCACGAAGACAATGTGCAGTTTCAATGCAAGCGTTGTAACGGGTTTAGGTCAGGTGAGCAATTCCTTTTTGCCCGCAACCTAGACGCTCAGTTTGGAGAAGGAAAGTCCGAGGAGTTGTTTATCGAGTCTAAGCAAACGCGCAAGTGGACGCGCGCCGAGCTTGAACAAATGTATCATCACTACAAACGCCTCGTCGATGAGCTTAGAAGCTCGAAAGGGATTTGACGAGTGGTTCGTTAAGAACTACGACGACCTCGTAGCCTCGGCTCGGGCTTTCCACCCGGACGGCTCCGATCTTGTCCACAATACTTACCTGAGAACTGTCGACGCACTTGAACGCACAGGCCGGCCAATTGGCAAGTACAATGCGTACTTTCGACAAGCCATGTGGACGGAGTCAACACGAGGGGCGTTTAAATCGCTTTACACGTACTTAGACGCGCCTCAAATAGAGTTAGCTAACCCCAACCCTACGCGCGACCCTTTCGAGGCCGAGAACGCGCTAATTTTGACCCGTCACCTCGCATGGTTTGACCGAACTGTGCTTCAGCTTTACCTTGACGGCTACAACCTCCGTGAAGTAGCGCGTGAATCCGGCATACCGCACACCACATTGTATCAATCGCTACACCGAAGCAAAACGAAACTCCGCAATGTTCATCGTCAGCGCACAAACAAGGGCTAACCGTCTAAACATCTGCCGCGAGTGCGAGCACTTTGTTGGATCCACCAAAAGCTGCGGCCCTCTCGTCACTGAGGCGTTTACCGACTCAAAGCTGTGCGGGTGCCACATGCCGACCAAGACACGCCTGAAGTGGGCCGAGTGTCCCTTAGGAAAGTGGGGTGCGGTCATTACCGCCGAACAATTGAAACAGGTCGAGGAGTTCCTGGACATTGTCAAAAGCGATCCAAAGTCATTGACCGATGGCGACCTCGCAGACATATACAATCGTGTTTTAGGCACCCATGAACCGGCTTCAAATTGTAGCGGGTGCAACCGAAAAATGGTTCAAACCCTGAAAAAACTAATAAATGAAAGCAAACGAAACAATCCCAAGTGAATCCTTTTACCTTGCCGTCGGAAACCTTGCACACGAAGACGGCTATTACATGAATCGTGAAGAGGCTTTGCATCGCGTACAACGCGGTGTAACTAGACTCGGAGTAAAATGGGCTGACGTGATTGGCCCTGTTCGAAAACGCGAGTTGGTAGACGCGCGGAAAATGGTAAGTCACTTTTTGCGTGACCAAGGTTGGACCTTTTTTGCTATTGGCCGTGTAATGTCAAGAGATCACGCCACCGCAATGCATCATACACGAACATTAACCGATCTCATGGAAGTTGAAAAAGACACGAAACGTCGGTATGAATCATTTTGTAGCGCATGACAAACAAACCTTTAACCTTCCGCAAGGCTAAACGCCTTTTGAATCAATGCGACGACTGGGTGCTGTTCACGTCAAAGAACAATAACGACGAAACGGCAAACCTTGAGTGCGCAACCATGACCTCTACGTCATGGGCAATCCTTATTGACTTCGCAACCGCCGACGAAAACTTTTACAATGCCCTTGAAACCATCCTCAACACGGCCCGTGACATACGCGAAAACGGCCACCCTGAAGACGAATCCTAACAACCCTCGCGCAATCCGCAAGGACCAACTCGACAAGCTCGTCAAGAGCCTACGAGAGTTCCCTGAAATGCTCGAAGCTCGGCCCATTGTCATTGACAAAGATGGCGTGGTGTTAGGGGGCAACATGCGACTTCAAGCGGCACAGCGCGCCGGCCTTAAAGAAGTGCCGGTGTACGTGCGTGAATGGGACGAAGCGAAAGACAGCCAATTTGTAGTTAAGGATAACGTGAGTTTTGGTGAATGGGACTGGGACATGTTGGCAAATGAGTGGGAAGTGGACAACCTTAAGGACTGGGGTTTGTATGTTCCAAAGTGGGACGACACAAACTTTGAAAGCGACATTGAGGACACAGGGGAATACGACTACCCCGAAGACGTCGTGCCCAACTCACAAGTGCGCATGGTTCAATTGTTCATGAACAGCGAAACCGAGCCGGACTTCAAAAAGTGGGAAGTGGCCTTGCGTGAAGTGCATGGCACTGACAACCTTACGGACACAATCTACGAGGTGGTCAAGAAAGCATACTATGGCAAAGGTTCATAAGGTCCGTCCACGACTTACGGACGAGCAAACCAAAAAGCTCTCCGGGACCTTGTTGACAGACAAGGACTACAACAAGCTGTTCACCTCGGACGTTGATGTGTACGACGAGGAAACCGGCCAATGCATTGCGAAGTTTCGAAAGCGCGTCATTCCAGCCAACATAGCGCAAACGGCCTACGACAACCTCAAAACCGCCGCGCGACCGACAAGCAATCGAGGCGGTTCCCTTGGTGTGTTGGACGAAAAAGGCAACAGTATTCAGTACGCTATTAAAAAAGACGGCACCCGGTCAAACACGGGCGTGTCTGTTACGACTGCCAACAGCGGTATTATAGGCTACTTCGATCGCAATGCGCGGTTCCCGTATTGTCGTCAAACTGCCTTTAACATTCAAGAGTTTGACAAGTTTAAGAAGGCGTACCCCATCATCAAATTTGTTGATGCGAAGTACGCGGAACTCATGCCGGAACACTACGACAAGCAAAGGGCAATTGCAGACAAGACGTCGAGTGACTTTACAATTCACAACACGGCGTTCACAACTGTAACCGTGAACAAGAATTGGCAAACGGCAGTACACACCGACAAGGGTGACTTCGCCGAGGGCTTTGGAAACCTCGTCGTGCTTCGAAAGGGTCGATACACGGGAGGTTACTTTGTCTTGCCCAAGTGGGGTGTCGCGTTTGACATGCAGAATTGTGACCTGCTCCTGACAGACGTTCACCAATGGCACGGCAACACCCCCATACACAAGATCGACGAAGACGCAACGCGCGTCTCGCTGGTCATGTACTACCGTGAGAACATGATACACTGCGGCACAGGAGACGAGGAGGCGCAAATCGCGAAGCGGCGTGAAAAGGGAACGCGGCTAACGTAATGTGTGGTGTCGTCGGGTTTTCGTGCGACGCGCCACAAGCCGCGCACTACGAATTGCTCAAGCGCATTATGCGTGAGAGCAAGATCCGCGGGTTGCACAGCTTCGGGCTTGCGTACGTGGACAACGGCATAAAGGTCAAGAAGGTACACGACCTCGACGAGCTTGACATACCCAAGGCCACGCGCATTATTTTTCACAACCGCTACTCGACAAGCGGGGACTACCTGACTCACGAGAACAACCAACCCCTGTTCAACAAGTCATCGGCGCTGGTATTCAACGGTGTCCTCGACATGCGTACAAAAGACCAAATGGAAGCGGCCTACAACGTCAGTTTATCGTGCGACAACGACGGTGCGCTTCTGCTCGAATTGTGCAATGACGACCCGGAGGAAATGTTGCAGTGGACGGAGGAACGCAACGCCAGTTTTGCTGGCTTGGTTTTAAGCTCGTCTAACGTGCTGACCGCCTTCCGAAACACCAACCGCCCATTGTGGCTTGCAACATACCGAGGAGGGCTTTATTTTGCTTCGACAAGGGATATTTTTATGAGGGCCGAACCATCGTTGGATCCACGAGAACTAAAACCGGACACCCTCTATGCAGATTAGGAAAGCCACAGCCACCGACGCGGACTTCATAAAGAAGATCCACAAGCAACACAAGGCACACATCGGTTCGTTCAACCTTTTTTGGAGTTGGGACCACTACCTTGACGGGACAAACAAAAGCAAGTTCTTCGTCATTGAAGGCGGGGGCTTCATGCGCTACTCGTATTCTAAAATGTACACGGCCTACATCCTGCATGAGATAGGCGTCGACAATGAAACGACACGCAAGGGCGTGGGCCGGGCATTGTTCGATGCGCTCCCCCGTCCGCTAATGCTCAAGTGCAATGTGGACAACGACCGGGGCAATGCATTTTACGAAGCAATGGAAATGACCAAAATGGGAAAGACCGCGACAAAGAAAGGTGTTGAGCAAAACGTATGGTGGATTACCTGACATATCACGTCGAGTCCTCCAGGGCGAAAGACATAGACCCGAGCAACGATGCCCTGCGGTATGTCGCAGACCGCTTCGAGCTTAATGTCGAACAACGGTATTGGCTTGCGTTCCTTTTTGGCACGTGCTACTCCGCAACGAACGTCTACTACATCTACAATGAGTTCCCCGACTACGAAAATGTAGACGTTGGTCGACTTCAAAGGTGGTGGGACACGAACCGCGACCGCACATTGTTTCAAACCGATCGCCTCCGCGTAAAGACGCAAAACAAGTTCGTTGAAACCTTCGTGAGCTACCGCGACCTGCTCAACGGCATGACGCAAGAGGAATACTTTGAGGGGCTAAAGCAACCGACACGACAGAACACCTATGACAATGCTTTTGGT